CACGAGTCAGTCTGTCACTATAACTTGCAGATGCGCAAGAACATCACGACTGCCTACGATGTGAAAACGATACTGGAACCAAGCTCTTTGAGCTTGTACCAGCAATCAATACTTGGGGCGATTCTTGCGAGTCGCCGCAGGCCATGATCACGCAGTGATGCGTGTGTTCCCACTCAAGGAGACGTTCTATGCTAGTCGATCCGTTCACCATTGCCGCTGCTGCGCCCATCCCTCAGCTCACGATGTCTATCGTGAAATCTGATGGATACGGTTCGGAGCGTGTTGATACCGGAGGGTCAGGTATGACCCTTATGGTCTCTCACACGCCTTCGAAGGGTAACGCGGGCAATCGTCATTACCTCAATTTGAGGTGGACGAAAGACGCCACTAACCCGTACAGCGGCCTTGTACAGAAGCAAAGTGCTTCTGTATCGCTGTCAATCTCGCGTCCCGTCTTCGGCTTTACCGACACAGAAATGGTCGATTTGGTCGAAGCTCTTCGGGACACTTTGTTTGACAGTGAGGTGACACCTCTCCGTATTCTCCAGTTCCAGGCTTAACATCTAAGCCTGGGGCCATGCGGTGCTAACATCCAGTTGGCATCGTTCAAACTCAAGGAGTTTGTTCAATGTCGACTCGTTTATTAACCTCGCTTGGATCTTCACTACCCGTTACGTCTCTGGAATTTCTTATTCCAGGGCCGGTTAATGGTTGTGAAGTTCTGGTGGAATACGACCATGCCAGAAAGTCTGTTAAACTGGATAACGTGTCTCAAAGCTTCGCTTTTGAAGCTATTGGATCTGTTATCCTGGCTTACCTTAGTAGCGTCGAGCATCCTCTTACTTATCCAGAGGGTGTTCGCGTCACTATTGAAAGTCGTTCAGACCTTCTCGCGCGGCTTAGAGTCCTTGAGGAAGCTGAAAATGCCCACCAATTACGATTTGATTGGTGAAGTAGATAAGCGTCCTCTAAGACGTATGGGCTCTAAGAGAGTTTCGACTGGTCGTAGGACTCGGAATGACTTACCTCAAGGAGGAAGCCATGAAAAGTCCGATAGATCTCCTAGTAAGCCTCGTAAGTAAGGACTATACGAGGCTTCTACCTGATGTGAAAGGCCTTGAGCGAGATATCATCACGCTCAAGAAGCGATACGAAAACGAAGGTGATGGCTTCCTAACCATCGCCTTACCTGCTCTCTGCGACGCCCTCGATAGAGGGTTAGCAGATGGCAAGTTTGCCTGCCCGCGGGGCCTGAGTAAGGTCCCCGGGGGAACAATCCCGAAATTGTTCTCGGGTATGTTCTGCAAGGTTTTCGATATTGAAACAGGCCGCTTGTTAGAGTCTGATAGCGTAGAGTACGTTTTATCTCTACGCCAATGTCTCAGACTCTTCAAGAAACTCTCTCTTGCTGACGATCAGGCTGATGAGCTTGATCGAAAGGCAAAGAGAGGGTTTTTCGAAGATGATCTCCATTGTGGTCAGGAACTTAAGATCCCTGATCGCATGGCTTTCATCCTCGACAGTGTTTGCAAACACATTCTCCCGAACATCGATACTTTCGATGAACGTGAGTTAGAATGCAAACATGGGCCTGGAGCCGTAGTCGAGAAGCTTACTCCGAATAAGAAATATTCGGCGTTGTTGACCTACTCAGGTCGACTAGAAGAGTTAGGCTATGACATCAATTACGCCCGTGAGGGCCTTCTTGATGTGAACGTCGACTCTTCGAATCTCTCGAGGTACGGTGTCTCGGGTGACAAGGCTAAGC